GGAGATGTATCGTTAACAAACGAAACAAAAAAATTCAACTATGAAAGAGGAAGAAGATTAAAGACAGACACAATAGATAATGAAGAAACTGGAGGAGTAATATTAGGAAATCTGTCTGCAGAATTTTTAAGAACTAAAGTTATTCCTGAAGTAGATGCAGTAAGATATGCAACATATGCTGCAATTCCAGGAATATCTAAAGTAGAATCAGGGGTAACATATGATACAGCAGAAGCTGCATACAAAGCAATTGCTGCTGCTTGGGATAAAATGACAGATGATGAAGTTCCAGAAGAAAATAGACATCTAAGAATAACATCTGCTTTACTTGGAATGATAAGAGATATGGATACTTATAAATCAAAAGAATTATTAAGCAAATTTGCAAGTATAAAAGCTGTACCACAATCTAGATTTAAAACTGTAATTGAATTATTGAGTGGCAAAGATGCTGATGGAGAACGTGTAGGTGGATTTAAAGCAGGAACAGAGGCAAAAGATATCAACTTTATGGTAATTCATAAACCAGCATTATTACAATATACAAAACACAATAAAATGAAGCTGTTTACTCCAGACCAAGACCAAGATGGAGACAACTATAAATGGTTATATAGATTATATGGATTGAATGAATATTATGCAAATAAAGTTGCTGGTATTTACTTATCACATAAAGCATAGGAGGGATTTGAATGTCTAAAAAAGTAGGAATAGGATATTCTTTTTCTAAAGAAAAAGAAAATAAAGAATTAAAAGAAAAAATAGCAAAACTTGAGTCAGAAAACAAAAAGGCTAAAGCAGAACCAAACCAAAAGTCAGAAAACAAAAAGGCTAAAGCAGAATAGGAGTGAATAAAATGGTATATGTAGACTATGAATATTATAAAACTAAATATATAGGTACAGTACCAGAAGACTTTTTTGATTTACTAGTTATTAAGGCTAGTAAGGAAATAGATAAAAATGTCAATACTAGGCTAAATGAAGATAAAATAAATAATTTGCCGGAAGAAGCACAAGAACAGTTGAAATATACTGCTTGTGCTTTGATAGATTTAATATACGAAAAACAAGAAAGCGATAATAGGAAAATAAGTTCAATATCAATTGACGGTGTAAATAAAACTTTTAAAGCAATTTCAAGCGAAGAATATAAACGAAACAAAAAGGATGCACTTGATAACTTACCAATTGAATTAACAAGATATTTATAGGAGGAAGCTATGTCAGATATTCCATTAAGAGAAATAACGATATACCACAAAAACAATAACAAGTGGGAAAGATACACAATAGAAGCTAGTTATAGAAATAAATCTATATTAGAAAACAATAAAAATGGAGAAAACTCGACAGATAATAGTATTATAAGAATTTTTGACCAAAAAGGATACAAAATTGACTGGTTTGTGCAAAAAGGTGATATCATTGTCAATAAAAAAGTTGAAGATGACATAGAGGGAAGCACCCCAATTACTCAACTGAGTAGCAAATATGGGAAAGATAATATTCATAAGGTTATTTCTGTTGACGATTTTATTTTTGATGATAAAGATATAGAAGAATTAAATCATATAAAAATAGGAGCTATATAATGAGCTGGAAAATAGAACATAAAAAAATAAAAACGATTCTAAGTGAGTTAGGACTAGAAGAACAAGGAAGAGTACAACAGTTTTTAGGAAAAACAGTTGCTGATAATTTAAAAAAGTATGTGTCTTTTGAAACTGGAGTTCAAGAAAAATCTACTCGTTCAATAAAAGGAGGAACACAAGTTGAAATAGGTGTTCCATATGCTCAGTTCCAAGCAGGAGGAAAAGTTATGATAGGAATTGAAAGTAGAAGAGCTTGGGCTAAAAGAGGAGAAAGAAAAGTAGTGACTAACAAGACTTTGAAATACCATAATGGAGGACTAAGAGGTGCTCATCCTTTTGAAAGAATGAAAGCTGATAAAAGAGAGAGTATATTGAACAGCACAGCAAATTATGCAAGGAGGTTGTCAGGTGGATAATACAGATGAAATAACAAAAGCCATAAATGATTGGCTTTTACAATATGATAAAATTAAAGAAATAGCTGAAATACACACAGAAAAATTACCAGATGAAATTGAAACACTTGCTTTACAGAGAAATGGGGTGGAGACACTACCTCTACAATATATTACTGAAAAGGGATGGTATAGACAATATCAATATGCTTTATTGCTTAAATTAAATAGTGAAGATGACTTACAAAGACTAGAAAGTTTGGGTTGGTTAGATAATTTAAGTGACTGGATAGATGAGCAAAATGTCATGAGGAATTATCCAGTTCTAAATAATAAAAAAGTAAAACAAGTAAGTTGTGCTAATGCAATAACTTATGAATCTAATGATGATGGATCAATAAGTGTGTATTATTTACAACTTTATTTTAATATAAAAGGAGGAAATTAACAATGGCTGATACAACAGAATTAAAAGATATAATGGCATACGATGAACTTCATTATTTTGGAGATGCAGCAGGAGAAAACATAACGCTAGGAGGGGTTATAACAGAATTAACAGAAAGTTCAAACCCTCAAGAGAGTGAAAAACAATATATTCATCAAAAATCAAAAACTGTAAATATTACAGGATTTTCAAATGAATTTCCAATCACGATGGATATGGTAAAGAATGATGTAGTATTTGAAGATTTTTATTCAATATTCTATAAGAGAAAAACTGGTGCTGATGCAAAAAGAGACCATTATATTGTAAATACTTGGGAGCCAGTAGCAGACCAAGAAAATACTTTTAATGCAAGAAAAATAAACCAATCAGTTGAAATAACAGAATGTAATGGAGCATCTGGAGAACAAAAGCAAATTGCAGGTTCTTTAAAAGGTGGAGACTTCGTATACGGAACATTTAATACTGAGACAAAAACATTTACAGAAAACGCATAAATGCTAATATAATGAGGTGTATATAGGATGAATAGAAGAATAATAGAATTTGGCTATGAAGATACAGATAAAAAAATAGAGATTAGCCTGTATGGTTTGATATTTGAAATAAATAAAGAAAAGATAATAGATAAAGATGTAAACGATATAAACAGTGATGATGAAGATAAAATAAGAAAAGAAATCGAAGATATAATTGGAGAAGGCTCAATAGAAAAAATCAATAGAAAAAGAATTAGTGATGGATACAAAGAGATGACGTTAGATGTAGAAGTAGCTGTTTTAACTTGCATATATAAAACATATATTGAAACAACAACAGAAGGACTAATAGGAGGAATAGAGCAAACGTCAGACAAAATGGTAAGAAGAGCTGAAAATATGAAAGGTTATAATAGAGGACAATTCAGAAGGTTTAATAAATATAAAAAAGATAGAAAAAAATACAGGAGATATTAGTATGATAGGGTATTATAATAAATTACCTCATTATGTATATATAAGAAATGAGAGATTTGTTGTTAATAGTGATTATCGTATATTTATCAATTTTGAAATGGAGATGCAGGGAAAGGAGATAAAAAGAGCGATATATACGGCTTTAAAAAACTTCTACCCTGCATTTTTTTTTATATGTCAGAAAGGATTTCTAGATGAAGCTATAGATAAATTTATATGGTTTTATAAATGTGGGAAAGAAGAATATCACAATGAAGATCAAAATAGCAAATCAAAGAAAAAACAAAAACAAATATTTAATTATAAATACGATTGTGACTTAATTTGCGGAAGTTTTTTGATTTATGCTCATATTGACTTACATAAATATTGTCATTGGTGGAAATTTAAAGAAGTTTGGGAGAGTTTGCCAAATGACTGTGAATTTTGTAAAATTAAATCTTATAGAGCCTATGATGGTAATGATAAAGATTTGATTGAACTAAGGGAATATTATAAATTACCACCGACAGAAGCAGAGATACAAGAACAAATAAGAAAAGATAAAATATACGAAGCATTTAAATAATTATTTTTCCGACAAGTTTCGACAAAATATATTAGCCGAAAATGTTATAATTTGAATAAACATGAAAGGAAGGGTGATTATTATGGAGTGTAAAAAATGTCATAAAGAATGTTTGGAAAGCGAATTAGAGGACAATATATGTATGGATTGTATGAAGGGGAGTAAAACCAATAAAACAAAAACTTATATTATTATAGCCAGTGTTATAGTTTTAGCATTGATTAGCCTTTGCTTTTTTGTATATCTTAACATTTCGACTCCAATCAATAATTATCAAAAGCAAGCTGTAAGTATTCTAAAGCAATATCAACAGGGGGGAATTACAAATATAGAAGCAGAAGAAAGGATAAAAATAATAAGGGAAAAAACCAATATAGAATATGAAGAAGAACAATCAACTGAATTGTTGATTTTGACTAGTATATTAGAGAGAATAGAAGGAGAGTTCTCAAAAGGAGAATTAAGCGATACAGAAGTGAATACATATATTCGCGAAATCAAAACAGTTAAATAAGTAAAAACATCAGATAAGTCTGATGTTTTTTTATTTGCAAATATTATATTTCGAAAGAAGGTGATATTATGGCAGTAGCTCGGTTCGCTTACATATGATACAAAAATTGATAAAAGCGGATTTGAAAAAGGATTAAATTCAATACAAAACTCTACAAAGTCAGGAGCAACTAAAATTAAAAATATTGTAGCTGCATTAGGAATAAGCAAGTTGATATCAACTGCGGTTGCTACTATTAACAACAGCATAGATGGAGCGGTATCAAGAATAGATACGCTAAATAATTTTCCAAAAGTAATGCTAAACTTAGGAGTCGCGACCGAAGAAAGTACAAAGGCAATTAACACGCTTAGTGACGGCTTAAAAGGGTTACCAACTACATTAGATGCAGGTGCATTAGCGGTTCAAAGATTTACTTCTAAAAATGGAGATGTAAATAAGTCGGTAGAATTATTTTTAGCGGTTAATAATGCACTATTAGCTGGTGGTGCAAGTGCTGAAATACAAGAAAGTGCATTAGAACAACTATCACAAGCATATGCGAAAGGCAAACCAGATATGGTTGAATGGAGAAGTATACAAACGGCAATGCCGGCTCAATTAAAACAAGTAGCACAGGCTATGGGTATGACAACAGATGAATTAGGAGAAAACTTACGAGAAGGCTCAATATCAATGGATGAATTTCTTGATACAATAATGAAGCTAAATAAAGAAGGTACCGGTCAATTCTTGAGTTTTGCGGAACAAGCAAAAAACTCAACTGGAGGAATAAAAACATCAATAGTAAATGCAAAGACAGCAATAACTAGAGGTCTCGCAAATATAATAGATTCTGTAGATAAAGCCTTGAAAAAAACGGAGTTACAAGGATTAGGAAATGTAATAAGTAAATTTGGAAAAATAGCAGAAAATGTATTGAAAAATGTATCAAACTCAATAGCTAAGATAGATTTAAATTCAA